GGAACAACTGCGCCAAACACAAAACTTGAAGTTGGTGATTGTGAATCAAGCGGAAACATTGCCGACGGTAACATTGCGGTAAAAACAAAATCAAACAACACCGCAATTGTAATTCAAGAAGCGTCGGGCGCTGAACAATGGGGACTTGGTGTGAATGTTGACGGTGATTTGATTTTCACGGATTCAGGAACCGAAAGAATACGATTTGACGACGGGACTGGAAATGTTGGAATTGGCACAAGTTCGCCTTCCCAAGTATTGCATGCAAAAGCTAATGATGCGACTTTATTGTTGCAAGATTCAACGACAAGTTTTAGTTCGCAAGCGTCAGGTATTATATTAACTTGCAGCGACGGAAGCGGAAATGCACGAACAGACGTCCAATATAAACTTAAAGTAAATTCAACTAATTTCGAAATAACATACGGTAGTTCAAACGCCCAAAGATTTAAAATTGAACAAGACGGCGGGTTGTTTGTTCCTTCATTGCTTGGAAGTTCGGATTCAAATCCGCTTGTAAGATATAACACAACAACGGGTGAATTGTATTACAATTCATCATCAATAAGGTACAAAGAAGACGTCACCGATATTGAAAGCACAATTGACAAAATCAATAAACTGCGCCCGGTAAAATTTAAAGTAAAAGAATCACAACAATACACAACCGGTTTGATTGCTGAAGAAGTTGTTGAAGTGATTCCTGAACTAACATTTAAAAATAAAGTTGAAGGTTTTGATGAACCGCAAATTGACGGTGTTTCATACGGTGATTTGCCTACATATTTATTGAAAGCAATACAAGAACAACAAGAAATGATAAATGAATTGAAGACAGAAATACAAACTTTAAAATCACAAATAAATTCATAAAAACATGGCAAATACTTATTCATGGGTCATTGGTGACCTCGAAGCAAAAATCGAAAGCGACGGCATGCAAAACGTCATTGAAACTGTTCATTGGCGATTGCAAGCAACCGACGCAAATGATAATGTTGCGGACGTTTACGGTTCAATTGGACTTGAAGCGCCTGAAGCTGAATCATTCATTGAATTTGATTCATTAGCAAAATCTGACGTTGAAGGTTGGCTTGAAGCAAATCTTGATGTTGATTCATTAAAAGCGGGACTTGATTCCCAGCTTGAACTTATTGCAAACCCGACACATGTCAATTTGCAATTATCTTAATTATTAATTTTTAAATTTTTATATCATGGGAAAAAAAGAAAAGACCCCAATTATGATTGACGAACAAGAATATTTTTTTGAAGACTTGACAGATGAACAAAAAGCACACGTCAATCACATTGCGGATTTAGACCGCAAAATTGTAAATTCAAAGTTTAATTTGGAACAACTTGAATTCGGCAAACAAGCGTTTGTGACTGCTTTGAAAGAACTGTTGTAATATGAACCCAATCAACGGAACAACTTTTTTGTTGTACAAAGGCGACATCGCGGTTGGTCACACAACGGGTGTTGCCTTGACGTTGGACATTGACCTTGTTGAAAGCACAAACAAAGATTCACTTGGGTTTCAAGAACTATTGCCTGGCGTTCGTTCGGGTCAACTTACTGCAACGGGTTTCACTAATTATGACAACGCCGTAAACTTTGAAGAACTTGCGGACATGGTATTGACGCGCACCCGCGCTGAATTCTTTTTGTCGCAAGCTACGGGCGCACAAGGACTTGTTTTTCAAGGCGAAGGATTTGTCACAAGTGTTGAAGAAGTTGCGGAAATGGAAGCCGTGACTTCATTTGACCTTGAAATCACCGTGACCGGACTTTATTCAATTATCGACGAAACCGACGGTGAAATTTGGAACTCTGCAAATGACATTTGGAATCAAGTTGACATAAATTGGAACAACATTTGACAATTTTAAAATCCGTATATTTGTATAAAATTTTTAAACCATGGCAACATCTGGAGTTTTTAACGGAACCGATTTAATTGTAAAACTTGATACAAACGGCGGTACACTTGCGAAAGTTGGTCACACAACTTCGTGTTCAATTTCACTTTCAAATGATTTGCCGGAAGCCACAACCAAAGATTCAGGCGGATTCGCTGAACATATTGCGGGTGTTATTTCCGGGGAAATTTCTTTTGACGGTTTGGTTGTTTACGATGAAAGCGGTTCACCAACACCAAAGAACGCAATTGACCTTGCTGACTTTCTAATTGCACGAACCAAACTTGACGTTTCTTTTGGAACTGAAGAAACTGGCGACGCGGTTTATTCCGCTGACGGATTCTTATCAAGTGTTGAAATTTCGGCGGAAATGGAAAGTCCCGTTTCTTATTCGGGTTCAATTACATTGACCGGTACGATTGCAAAATCTACTAACTAAAATAACGTAAAAAGGTTATTATAATGGCAAACAGAAAAAGGGGGTTTTACACCGTGAAACTTGGTGGGAAAAACCGCACGTTGCATTTTAGCATGAATTTTTGGGCAAACTTCACCGACGAATTGAATTTGCCTATTGACCAAATCGGTAATGTTTTTCAAGGGGGCGTTTCAATAACTGCGATTCGCGCCCTTGTTTATTCCGCATTGTTAGCGAATGAACAAGAACAAGGAAACGAAATCGACTTCACAATTTTCACGGTTGGCGCTTGGCTTGAAAACCTTGACGCAACTGAACTTGAAAGTATTGTTGAAGCAATGACCGAATCAAAAATTCTTGGAAACGACTTGAATGCGGGAATAAAACGCAACGTCACAAAATCCACAAAAGCGTCGGGAAAGTAAAAACCCGGCTTACTTGGAATCATTTGCTTGACTACTACATCGGGCAAGTCGGGGTTCAACCAAAAGATTTTTGGTCATATACTTGGGCGGAAAATCAATTGCTTGGCGAAGCGCATACAATCAAACAAAACTTGGAGTGGGAACGAACGCGCTATGTTGCAACAATGTTGTTCAACATTAATTGTTCAAAGCGTGCGCAAATGATAACGCCCGACAAACTTTTCCCATTGCCACAAGACGTTTACTTGGAACGCGGAAAACCAAAGTCAGAACCAAAACAAGCAATGGAATTTTTGAAACGTGTTGAACAAATGAAGAAACAAAAAGGGCAATGATGTCCTTTTTTTATTTCGTATTTTTGTGGAAAACTTATCCATGGCAAACACCTTGAAAGTAGTATTGACTGGCGACGCGTCGCAACTGAATTCAGCACTTAATAAGACAAGCGCACGTTTGAAAAACTTTGGTTCAAAGGCGCAAGCAATAGGTTCAAAAATTTCAAGAAAATTGACAATGCCGTTGACATTGGTTGCTGGGGCATCGGTAAAACTTGCGGTTGACTTTGACAAGTCAATGACAAAGATTGAATCCCTTGTTGGAATCGCGGGTGATGAAGTTGCTAAAATGGGTGAAACCGCCAAGAAAATGGCAACCGACACGGGACGTTCAGCATCGGAAGCCGCTGACGCATTGTTCTTCATCACGTCCGCCGGTTTGGAAGGCGAACAAGCAATGAACGTTTTGAACGCATCTTTGCAAGCCGCCGCGGTTGGACTTGGTGACACCGCAACTGTTGCCGACCTTGCAACGTCCGCAATGAATGCCTACGGTGCAGACACTTTAGGGGCATCGGACGCAACCGACGTTTTGGTTGCCGCCGTTCGTGAAGGTAAACTTGAATCCTCTGAACTTGCTGGCGCAATGGGTTCTGTTTTGCCAATCGCGTCAAACATGGGTGTTTCATTCAACGAAGTGGGTGCGGCATTTGCAGCAATGTCCCGAACGGGTACGAACGCCGCGGTTGCATCAACACAATTGCGTGGAATCTTGAACGGTTTATTGAAGCCAACAAAAGAAGCTGAAGACGCACTTTCCGGAATGGGATTGTCGTCGGCTGACCTTCGTCAAACAATTCGTGAGGACGGTTTATTGGCAACCCTTGAAATTTTAAAAACAAACTTTGAAGGCAATGACGAAGCCGCCGCAAAGGTATTTGGAAACGTTCGTGCATTGTCCGGGGTCATGGATTTATTAGGTGCGGGGGTTGATTCAACCCGTGAAATCTTTGCGGAAATGAACAAGGTTCAGGGCGCAACGGCAACCGCATTTGATGCAACTTCACAATCCGCATCATTCCAATTGCAAAAAGCATTGACCGGTGTTCGTAATTCATTGACCGAAGTCGGCGGAACTTTATTGTCAGCGGTATTGCCACACATTCAAAAATTCACAAGTTTCATTCAAGGATTGGTTCAATCTTTTATGAATTTAAGTCCACAAACGCAAAGTTTGGTTTTGGGACTGACTGCGATTGCCGCGGCACTTCCGGCAATTTTAAGTGTTGCGGGTGCATTGGCAACGGCACTTGCTGCGATACTTTCGCCCGCTGGACTTGTTGTTGCTGCACTTGCTGCGGTTGCAACAATTGTTGTTCAAAACTGGGGCGTTGTAAAAAAGACGCTTGTTGACGTTGCAAACTATTTTATTGACCTTTACAATGAATCATTGGCGTTTCGTTTAATCATTGAAGGGTTTGTTGCGCTATTTAAAACAATTTTTGACGCCGGTGTTGCGCTTGTAAACGGTTTGATTAATCAGTTCAAAATAGCCGCCAATTTTATCAAGGGACTTTTTTCAAATGTTGGAAAAATTGTGCAAGGTGCTTTTTCATTAAGTCCAAGCATGATGAAAGAAGGACTTGAAGGAATTAAAGATGTACTTGTTGATGGCGTTACCGACACGGCGCAAAATGTCAAAGACGTGTTTGCTGACATTGGAACCGCGGGTGCTGACAACTTTACTGAAGCATTTGAAAAATCTATGCGTCCGCAAAAAATTGCGAACGTGACTGAAGAAGGGTTGCAACAAGGGCTTGATAATGTTGTTTCTACAATTAAAAACAAAGTCGCCGGTATCTTTACAGTTGGCGGTGCTGGCGCAACTGCAACTGGCGGAACGACAGCAACAACGGGCGGTGAAGGTGACCCAACATTTTCAAGCGTATTTGGAACGCCTGAAGCCGAATCGTTTGACCCTAATGCGGTTGAATTTATTGACGTTGATTTTGAAGAACAAGAAGCCGCGCTTGACGGTTTGATTCAAAAAATGAAACAAACAAAAGCCGTGAACGAACAATTAGGTGAAGGAATGCAAGCCGCGTTTGGTGCAATGGGACAATCAATTGTTGAATCCCTTGGACTTGCTGACAATGCGTTTGGCGCATTCTTGTCATCATTCATTACAAATGCCATGCAATTTATTGCGGTATCATTAGCGCAATCAATGGGACTTGCGGTTCAGGGTGCCGCACAATCCGCCGCCGCCGCTGGACCTTTTGCCGCGTTCGTACTTCCAGCGCTTATTGCTGGGGCAACCGCCGCGATTTCGGGTGCATTCAAAAAAGTCCCAAAATTTGCAAACGGTGGTATTGTATCAACTCCAACACTTGGAATGTTTGGTGAATATGCTGGCGCACGTCAAAATCCTGAAGTTGTTGCACCGCTTGACCGATTGACTTCAATGATTCAACCAAGGGGCGCGCAACAAGTTGACGTTGGCGGTTCATTCCAATTACGTGGTCAAGACCTTGTTGTCGCATTACAACGCGCCGAAACAAATCGTGGACGTATAAAATAAAAAAATGGCTTACGGGGTTAAATATAGACTTGAATTTTCTGACGTTTTAGAAAACGGCAAAAAAATAGAAATTTTAAAAGACAATTATTCGGGCGCGGTGTTGCCGCTAATTGGAACGGCTGACCCGGTTTCAATTAAGTGGGAAGGCGATGACGACTTTTATTCGCCAATAATTGGTTCGACTTGTACGTTGAATTTATTTGTCACCAACGATGTTCAATACGATAATTTTTACGCATTTGATGAAGAAGAATTTAAGGTCAAAATTTACTACAAAGACGCGTCAAACAATTATCAACTTTATTGGACGGGATTCATTGTGACGGATTCTTACAAACAAGCATTGGCGTCAACACCTTATCAAATAAGTTTGCAAGCGCATGACGGTTTGGGACTTTTATCAACCAAGTTCATGGAAATTTTGGACACCGACGATTTTTTGAAATATGTAACAATTCAAACAAGACATTTAATTTTAAATTTAGTCAATGAAGCCATTTCAAAAACTAATTTAGATTTGAACGTTTGTTTTTCAACAAACATAACTTTGTCAAACACTACAACACAACCCCAAGATTTTGCGGGCGGAAATAGGGGTGCAAAATATGATGGTGACTTGCAAATAATTGATTGTAAAACGTTTATTGAAAACACTTTGAAAACATTAAATTGTAGAATTTTTCAATCATTTGGAAAATTGTTTATCGTTTCAAATTCGGAATATATTGACAACAATTTTTTTGATGACCAAGCTGACGGGACAATTTCGTCAAACATTAGAAATGCGGAAACAAAAAAGTTGCAACAAGACAAATCGGAATCACCTGAATTTAAAGAATATGATTCAACCGGAATTTTTGTTCAAACTTTTACCGAAAATATTTTAATTGAAACAAAAACAGATTTAACACCATTAAACAATGACCTTGTTGTTGAATATATTCCGCCAGCTATAATTGTTGAAGATAAGATTGATTTGTCAGCTGACAATTTATTTGAAAACAATTTGAACGCAGACCCGACTTTTGAACTTCCAACAAACAAATGGACAATTTTTTCAAGTCGCGCAACAATTGGAAATCATTCGATTTTATTGAGTGGTAAAAAATCAATTCGCACAAATCAATCAACGACAAGTCAATCAACATACACACAAATGTTTGAAGGTTATTCAAATGTCACAACACTTACAATTCCCGGCGGGGGTTCAATTTTGGAAGGAATTGATTTTTCAGCAAATGAAGAAGTTGAATATAAAACAAACTATTTTCTTGACGGTTCATTGTCTTCAAATGACCCCCCGTTTTCAATTAATTACACAATACAAAGAACATATAATTTAAATTCACCAACTATTGAGTTTTGGAATGCAAATTCAAATTCATGGTCGGGAATTTCACAAAAAAATAAAAAAACAATAAAAAGCGCAAATGAATGGGAATCTTTTAAAATCACAACAAAAGAATCAACAACCGCCCGAACGAATTGTGAAGTAAAATTGATTTTTTATTTACCGTATAGACACCCCGGTTCAACTTTGAATTATTTGTATTTTGATGATATTACAATTTCAAGAAAAATTAATCGTCTAGACAAAAAAATTGCAATTCAAAATTTAAGTCAAAATTCAAATAAAATAGAATCAGAATACAAGCCGTTTAGAAGGTTTATTAACGCTTTTAGGGCGCGGGACATATATTCCTCAACAACCCAAAGAATTGAACAATTAGTCACACAACAAAAAATCAATGATTTTCGTTCACACGTTTCAAGATACGAGGGTACGTTTTACAATAATAACAAAACGCCCGTATCACCAAAAAACAAAATTTGGGTGAACTTTAGCGAAAAATTTGTGACAACAAGTTCTTCGGGTTCTTCAACAACTACATTAAACACAAATGACGTCAACATCTCAACTGACCAAATTGGTTGGTATATAACCGGCGGAAATATCACGACGCCCGTTAAAATTACTCTAGTCAATTCAAATTCATATACACTTGACACCGCAATTTCATATTCAAGTGGCGACGAATTTGCTTTGTCTTCTTTTAACGCAATCAAACTTCCGGTGTCAAACCAATATCCAACGCATGAACCCGTTTCATGTATGATTGATTCAATGGAATACAACGTCAAAGCAAACACCGTTTCAGTAATTATGCACGTTCCAAATCAAGATGACGACGTTTCTTCAACGTATATTCAAAAATAATAACGTCCCTTCCCTTGTTTGCTGACCCCCAATTTCATTTTGAATGCGGGGGTTTTTTTAAAATATATTTTTTTATTTAAAATTATTTTTGTAAATTCGCAATGATTATGAACAAAAAAGAAATCACAATCACACTTTCGCGAAACGAAATTGCCGAAGTGTTGTCAACAATTAGGAACGCAAAAACGCAATCCGAAAATTGGCATGAAAGCCAAGAATTGGTTTTTCAAAAATTAAACACTATCATTCAAAATTTTGAAAGTATGAATGGAATATTTGAATGGCATTTCAAACAAGAATTGCAACGCTTAAAAATGAAACGTTTTGACGTGTGCAAAATCCTTGATTGTACAATGCCAACGCTTAAAAGTCGTGTCGAAAATCCCGGTTCGATTACGATTAATGAAATGAACAAATTGGTCAATGCGGGATTTGACCGTCTAATTTTTTTAAACAATGAAGAAAATCAACATCAAGGGTAAAGAATATATTCCAGTCAATGAACGATTGATTCACTTTAGCAATCAACCACAATTCAAAGGTTGGTCAATTGTTGAATCAGTCGTTTCAATAGACGACAAGGAAGGAATTTTCAAAGTCACAATTGTTGATGACAACGGCGCTGAAAAAGCGTCCGCCCATTCGCAAGAATATCGCGACAGTTCTTACATAAATAAAACGTCATTTGTCGAAAACGGTTTTACGTCCGCACTTGGACGCGCGCTTGGTTATTTAGGAATCGGAATTGACACGTCAATTGCGTCGGCTGAAGAAGTTGCAAACGCGGTCAACAATCAATCCAAACAAACCAAACCGCAAGCGAAACCAAAACTTACAAATGTACAATTGGAAAAAACTTTGAATGGAACACCGCATCAAGCGAAAAAGGTGTTTGAAAAATTTGAGGTCAACTCGCAACAACGCGAAAAAATCGTGCAAAAATTTAGCGCGTAAATATTTATTTTTAACATTAATTTTTAATTTTTTAACATGGAAAACACAAAAACGCTTGTTAACGGTTTAATCGTCAAGCAAAACCCAAGCCGACCGGACTTTGTCATTGGTTCGCTTTCATTTAAGATTGAAGAATTCGCAAAGTTTGTGAAGGAACATAACAAAAACGGTTGGTTGAACGTTGACCTTTTGATGTCAAAAGCTGGCAAACCTTACGCCGCTTTGAACACTTGGGAACCGGATTCAAAAGCAAACAATTTTGAAACGATTCCAAGTGACCAAGTCACAAAAGGAAACAACGACGATTTGCCGTTTTAATTTAGCAATCAAAGGGAACGCCCCCCGGTCATTCGGGGGGTTTTAAATTTATAACAATGAAGAAAATAAAAGATACAAACGAACAATATCATTCAAGCGACGCAATCAGCGCGTCGGGACTGAAATACATATATCAAAATTCGGTTCAAAAATTCTTACAACGACAAGCATTTTCGTCAAAGGCAATGAACCTTGGTTCGGCGGTACATGCGGCAATGTTAGAACCGGCGGAATACATCAACGATTTTCATGTCATGCCAAAGATTGACGGGCGTACAAAAGCCGGCAAAGAAGAAAAGGCAAAACATGAAGAAATGTCAAAGGGAAAAATACTTTTGACCGCCGACGAAAACGAAATTGTTTCAAGCATTTCAAGCAACTACAATCAACACGAATTGGCGCGAAAGTATTGCACCGGCGAAATTGAATTGTCGCATTACAAGCAACATGAAGGCGTTGACGTTCGTATTCGTCCGGACGTTGTCAACTACAAAGAACGGTTCATTTCAGACGTTAAAACGTGTCAAGACAATTCGCCAAAGGCGTTTCGTCGTGACGTTTACAAATACGGCTATCCAATCCAGGCGGTGTTTTATTCAGAAATGTTGGGGATTGACCCGTCAGAATTCCGATTCATTGCCGTACAAACCAAGCACCCTTTTTCGGTTGAAGTTTACGCAATGAGTGACCAAATGATTGAATACGGTCGTGAAGGTTGGAAACAAGCATTTCACGATTGGAAGTTTTTCATTGAAACGAAAATAGCACTTGGACATCAAACGCCCGAAGCTAAAGAAGACGGAACTTTAATAATTTAAAAATGCAAACACATAAAAAAATTAAAAAGACAATAAATAAATACTTTGGAATTGACATCAACAAACCAACTAGGGTTGAAAAATATGTTGAAGCTAGAATGATTTATTATTGGCTTTGCTATTATTTTACAAGCATGAATTTGTCAAAGATTGCTAGAACAGTCAACAAAAATCATGCGACCGTTTTGCATGGTATTCGAAACTTTCCCGTATTCATGGAAACTGATAATGAATTCAAAGAAAAATTCCTTGGGGTTTATTCGATTATAAAAGACAAAATTAATAGAAAATCAGAAAAAATGACCCTTCAGGAATTGACGTTTAGATACAATCAACTTTTGATTGAGAACGACAAATTAAAAGAAACAATAAAAAATTTGCAAAATTAAAATGTTTTTGTTTAATTTTGGTAAAACAAACAACTTGAAAGGTTTCAAAAAATATCTTGGTGAAGAAGACAAACTTCAAAGAAGTGTTGTCGAATATCTAAAATGGGAATATCCTGAATCAATCTTTACTCATGTACCAAATGAGGGGCGCCGAACACCGTTTGAAAGATTTAAATTCAAACACCTTGGTTCAAAAGCCGGCGTCCCTGACTTGATGATATTCAACACAAATTGCGATTTCAACGGACTTGCTATTGAATTAAAGGTTGGAAAAAACAAGCCGACCGAATTTCAGATTCAATGGTTGGAATGGCTTAATGAATGCGGCTGGGAAACACATGTCTTGTATAATTTTGACGACGTAAAAAGTGTTTTGGATTTGTATTTTTTCAAGGTTAAAAACATTTAACATGAAATATCGAAACGTTTACTTTGACGAATCAAATCAAAAAATACGTTGGACAACTAGCGCGCCCGAAGGTTTTGTGTTTAGTTATGAATATGTCGGTAAAATGACCCGGGTTGAATTTGACTTGTTGATTGAAATACTTTGGGATTTATACGAAAATGACATCATTCCTTTTGAAATGATATTATTGAAATTTAATGAAATTAGAACGTTTTGCGACAAGTTGAAGGAAATTATTGACGACCTTCAGGAAGAATAAAAGAAACAAAGAAACAATGAAATGCAATTTGATATTCAAGCCGAAACGGTTTGAAATATATACACCCGTCCCGACTTCAATTTTTAGAATCAAAGGAATATCTCTTGGCGCGGTTGGTTTGTATTGTTATTTGCTTTCACATGAAGAAAACATGACAATCACAATCACATTTTGCGCAAACCATTTTAAAAACGGCAAAGACGCGATTCGCGCCCGTTTGAAGGAACTGGAAACATTTGGTTTGGTTCGCCTTGAAACAGTAAAAAATCAAGGTGTTTTCCGCGGGTACAATTATCACTTGATTGACCCGACCGTGTCGGAAAATCCGACGGGGGGTGTTGGATTTACCGCAACGGGAAATCCGATACAAAGTAATATCTATAATGATAATAATGACATTATAGATAATAACATAAATAAAATAAAGAAACCACGAAGTCCAAAAACAAAGGAATTTCCGCCCCATATTGAAAAAGCATTTCCGCACTTTGTTGACCTTTTTCCAAAACGAAATCAACCCAAGACCGAACCACAAAGATTCAATTGGATTGATTGCATTGATAAAATCGAACGAATTGACAAATACAACCTTCGTGAAGTTTATGAAGTTTGTCAGCGTTTACGTGTTGACGATTTTTGGAAACATAACTTTTTGACTATTTTAAAGCTGCGTAACGTGGACAAAAACGGCGTGAAGTACATTGACCGGTTCATGGCGCAAACGTCGCTTAAAACGCGCCCAAATGCGTTTCAGAGGGTTTCCGGTCTTATTAACTTTGTAACGTATGAAGACAAAGGAAAAAAAATAGGTGCGAAAACAAACAACGGGAACTTGTATGACTATAACTTGAAACAACTACTTTCCGAAACTGAATACAATGAAATATTTAAATACATGTACAATGAAAACAAATGACAATTTTGAGTTTGATTTGCAAGTGGGTCAACACGGCGAAAATATATTTGCAGACTTATTGACTGGAAAAAAAATCGAAGTCAAAACCGACTTCATTGCATCACGAACGGGGAACTTGTATGTTGAATTTGAATGTTGGGGAAAACGAACCGGACTTGCAACAACCAAAGCGGATTTTTGGGTTTTCCTGATTATGAAACAAGGAACAAAAAAAAACGAATTTGGACTTGATGAAATAGAAATTATTAAGTTTGTATCGACAAAGCGATTAAAAACCATTTGTCGAGAATGGTTGAAACACAATGAAAAAGTCAAAGGCGGTCGCAAATCAAATGCCTTTGGTTGTCTAATTAAAATCAATGATATATGAACATTTTTAAAAATGAAATTTTGCAATTCGGATTCTTTGTTCTGTTTTGCGTTTTTACCTGGTTGATGTTTTTTGCTAACCTTGCAACGGCGTTTCATGATTGCAGTAAATTTTGCACACCATGAAAACGAAATATGATTTTGCCGCAATTGGATTTTTTGGAATTTTAGTTTGTTTAATTTTAATATTTTTTGCACAATGAAAAAATGGGATTTTATTCAGGCCTTTAAATACTTTAAAACTTTGAACGCTTACGAATTTCGTGAAATACTATTAAATAAAGAACACCCGTTGAATTATTATGCGCGTGACTATTTTTATTCAATGGACTAAAAAAAAACAAAACAATTATTTATTTAAATAAACAATGAAAAAAAATTTAATAAACAATGATTGAAAAACTTGCAAACCTTGGAATAAATTTGAAGAACAGAACAAACGGGGAATTAAAAACAAAATGTCCGAAGTGTTCGCATAATAGAAAAAACAAACACGACGAATCATTGTCGGTCAACATTTCAACCGGACTTTACAATTGCCACAACTGCGGTTGGTCGGGCGGTGTTATGTTTCAAAAGAAATCGGAATACACAATTCCCGAAAAAGTTAACGCCGACGTGACCGAACGTGTATTGAAATGGTTTAGCGGGCGCGGTATCACTGAACCGACCCTTGTCCATTGGCGCATTGGTGAATCACTTGAATACATGCCGCAAGTGGGTTCAAAGCGTCGTTGTATAAATTTCAACTACTTCCGTGACAATAAGATTGTGAACGTTAAGTTTCGTGACGGCGAAAAGAATTTCAAAATGACTTCGGGTGCTGAACTTATATTTTACGGCATTGATAACATTAAAGATTCAAAAACATGCTACATTGTTGAAGGTGAAATGGACGCGCTTTCATTGCATGAATCCGGATTGTATTCCGTTTGTTCAGTTCCAAACGGGGCGTCAAAAGGAAACGCCCGACTTGATTATTTGGACAACTGTTTTGAATACTTTAAAAACAAAACTAAAATCGTTCTTTGCACCGACAACGACGACGCTGGGTTGCAATTACGAAATGAACTTGCAAGAAGGTTTGGACAACACCGATGCAAATACGTCGATTTTGGCAACTTTAAAGACGCTAACGAGGTGTTGACAACAAAAGGTTCTGAAACGTTACGAAACGTGATAAAAAGCGCGAAAAACTTTCCGTTGGAAGGCGTGCTAAATGTCAATGATATTTGGGAAAACGTTTTAGCATACAATGAAAAAGGCGTTCAAAACTATTCAATTGGACTTTCGGAATCGGATTCATTTTTCAAAATGTCTTGGGGTGAATGGACGGTTGTCACCGGCGTTCCAAATTCGGGAAAGTCCGACATTGTTGACCAAATCTTTTGCAACGTTGCAACAAAATACGGATTCCGTTGTGCTATGTTTGCACCGGAATCATTTCCATACGAAGGGCATATCAAAAGAATTGCAAACAAACTTAACAACAAAATTTGCAACAACGACGACCTTGAAAACACAAAGGATTTTATTGAAGAACATTTTCATTGGATTCGGATTGACCTTGAAAATTTGACACTTAAAAACATATTGAATAAGTTCCGGGAACTTGTCTTTCAAAAAGGAATCAACGTTTTTTGCATTGACCCGTTTAATATGCTTGACCATTCAGCGCAAAGAGATTTCAGTTACATTGGAAAAATACTTTCCGAAATCACACAATTTGTTCAACAAACAAACACCCACTTGTTTTTGGTTGCGCACCCTAGAAAAATTGAATCGGAAAATGGGGTGTATAAAAAACCAACGTTGTATGACGTTTCGGGTTCCGCTGACTTTTTTAATAAAGCATATAATGGTCTAATTGTTTACCGTTGCATCGGACAAAAGACAAGGTACAAATCAGACCTTGTGAAAATATACATTGAAAAAGTAAAGCGCAAAGAAAACGGTCAAATTGGTGATTTTGACGTTGCACCTGATTTTCATTCCGGCGGGGTTTACAAACCTATTGACAAAAATGACAAAGCGTTTGAAGTGATAAAGGACAATTTGAACATACCATTTTAAAAAATTTGTATAAAGTTAAAAAATAAAAATTTGGATTACACAAAAGCATTTAGGTCAAAATCATGGTGCAATAAAAACGGCATCAAAATATACATTGTTGCAACCAAAAAAGGATTGTTCATTGACATTTGGGACAATGGCAAAGTCACACGTTCGCCAAACATATATCGAAACAACAAAGACGCGTCCAAAAAGATTTGGGAATTGTATTTGTATCTTTGTGAAAAATATAAGTCATGATATTTTCGTTTAGCTTTTTTCCAATTGAGGGAATTGTTTTTGGTGTTCACTATATAAATTCAGACAATTATCCTGAATTGTTTCAAGAAGAAGTTGAACAAACTCATCATTCACTTCAGTTTTTTATTTTAATTTTTGGAATTTCAATTGTTTGGAAATGAAATACAACTTCACACAAAGCGTAAAAAAACCCCGTAAAAAACGCAAAGGCGTTCATTCAAAGAATGCGTCAAAAGGTCAAACTGGCTACAAACAATTAAGGCGTGGACAAGGAAAAAAACGCTAATAAATAAAAAAAACTTAAAAAAAGTTTTGTAATTAAAAAAATTGTTTTATATTTGTACTAACAAAATGAAACAACAATGAAAAATACATTCACAATACCAACCAACAAAAAAGCCGGAGATAACTATATAATAAAAGTAGAACTTGACGGTTCTAAATTCTTACAAATTATTGACATTGTAGCGGAGTTTAGTTCAATAGATGACTTCTACAATGCAGAGAAACAAGGACTTTTTAAAATAATATAAAAACAACCGACCCCCGCAAGGGGGTCATAAATTTAGAACAATGATACAAATGTTTGATTTAAACCATTATACTTCTTATTTACACACAAGAAAAAACAATCAGAAAAAAATTTTTTCTGAATTTTACAAAGTACAATGTTTTTCAGTTGAATGGAAGGAAAATGACGAATTAATGAAAAAAGAATTCAATACCAAAAAAGAAGCTGAAGAATTTATCAATGAAGAACTTTTGTAAAAAAATCAAAAAATTAATTGTCAAACAACAACACCCTTCGGGGTGTTTTTTTTTATCTTAACTTTGCATAATGGCAACAAAAACCAACATATTAAAAAACAATTTGATTAAGGCGCTGGAACAATCACTTGGCGTTGTGACAACTGCATGCAAAAAAGTAAAATGCAATCGGTCAACGTTTTATGACTATTATAACAAAGACCCAAAGTTCAAAGCGCAAGTCGATGCGATTCAAGACATTGCACTTGACTTTGTTGAATCCAAATTGTTTGAACAAATCAAAGACGACAATACAACCGCGACAATCTTTTATCTAAAAACAAAAGGAAAAAAACGTGGGTACATTGAACGCCAAGAAATCCAGCACGACGGCACTATCGAATCAAAAATCATTGAATGGTCACCGGCAACGGAAAGCGAAGAATAAAAGAATTTTGCAACCGCCAATTTTATGAAGCGGTCAATTCAAAACAACGAATCAAGATATTCCAAGGCGGTTCACGTTCTGGGAAATCATGGGCGTTGATGCAATATTGTCTTTACTTAATCACAACCGAAACAAAACCAATCACGATTTCAATTGTCCGGAAAACATTGCCGGCGTTGAAACGTTCAGTTCTAAGGGACTTTAATATCATTGCAAAATCCCTTGGCGTTTATTACATGGGTGAATTCAATAAAACTGAATTGGTGTTTAATTACAATGGACATACAATTGAATTCTTTTCAGCCGACGACGCGCAAAAGATACGTGGTTCAACACGTGACGTTCTTTGGTGTGAAGAATGCAACGAACTGAACATTGAAGACTTTCGACAATTGTCAATGCGTACAAAGCGCGAAATATTAATGTCTTTCAACCCTTCAGACCCCGTGCATTTCATTTATGACCTTTGTGAACGTGATGACGCCGACTTGTTTGTGTCAACTTATCGTGACAACAAGTTTATTGCGCCTGAAGTCAAAAAGGAATTGGAACGTTTGAAGAAACGCGACCCGGACTTTTGGCGTGTATATGGTGAAGGGCAACGCGCGGTGTTCAGTCAGCGACAAATCTTTCGTGATTGGAACTACATTGACGAATCGGAATTCCCTGACGAACTAGATTGGTTTATGGGTTGTGACTTTGGTTATACAAACGACCCGACGGCAATTTGTTTGATTGCAAAGAAAAATGACAAAGTGTTTGTCAAAGAAGTGTTGTATAAAACCGGAATGACAAACCGTGACATTGCAAATCATTTGAAGTCGTTGGGACTTGATGCCCTTTTAATGTTTTGCGATTCCGCCGAACCAAAGTCAATTGAAGAACTTCGTCAAATGGGAATCTTGGCAAAGGGTGCAATCAAGGGCGCGGGTTCAATCAATGCCGGGATTTCACTTATGAAGGAATTTGATTTCTATGTTTCCAACAAAGCAACCAACGTCAAATCCGAACAAATGAAATACGTTTGGGAAGAATTAAAGGACGGTACAATAATCAACAAACCCGTGGACAAACACAATCATGCAACCGACGCGTTGCGATATGGACTTTATTCGAAATACAAAAATCGAAACGAATTCTTTGTCATTTAAAATTTCGTAAATTTGAACAAAATTTTCTTTCATGGCATCACTACTTCAACGCCTTTCAAATTTAATTACAAAAAACGCGCAACAAACTGCCGAAGCGTACAATAAGGCAATCTATCAATATTTGGGTGAATCAATTATTTGGAATCCTGAAAATGATGATTCCTACATTCAACAAGGGTATCGAAAGAACGCAACAATCTATTCACTTGTCAATATCATTACAAAAGCGGCAACAACCATTCCGTTTCAAGTGTACGAAAAAACAAATGAAAACGACTTAAAAAGATACAAGGCATTGACAAGCGGAACAATTGATTCCGGCGCACTTTACAAAGCCGAAATACTACGAAAGCAAGCGTTGAACGAATTGGAAGGAACGCCGATTCATGAATTATTGGAACGTCCAAATCCTTCACAATCTTACAATTCTTTTTTGACTGAAATTATTGCATTCGGAAAACTAACGGGAAACCGTTACATCTACGGCATTGCACCGGAAACCGGAATGAATCAGGGAAAGTATTCGGAACTTTATGTCATGCCGTCGCAAGTCATGGAAATTGTTTCAGGCGGTTTTATGAAACCGGTCAAAGGTTATCGCATTGAATACAACGGGACATTTGATTTGCCAGCTGACGACATTTGTCACATCAAGGATTTCAACCCATATTATGACGGGACGGGTTCACATCTCTACGGTCAATCGCCTTTGCGTGCCGGACTTCGTTCACTTACAACAAACAATGAAGCGGTCACAACCGGTGTGAAGTATTTACAAAACCAAACGGCGCGTGGTGTCTTAATGAGTGAAGAAGGCGACCTCAATGAAGTACAAGCGCAACAATTGAAAGACAAATTCCGTCAACAATTCCAAGGTTCAAACAATGCCGGTGATGTTATTATAACACCAAAAAAATTATCTTGGGTCAACTTTGGATTGAACGCCGCTGACGTGTCGCTTATTGAACAATACAACGCGTCAATCAAAGATTTGTGCAATGTTTACAATGTCCCCGTTCAGCTATTAAACAACACCGAATCAAGCACTTACAACAATATGCGTGAAGCAAAAAAGGCGTTGTATCAAAATTGCGTGATTCCTGAACTTGTGAAAGTACGCGACGAATTGAACCGTTGGTTGGTTCCAAAGTTCGGTGACAATTTATTCCTTGACTTTGATTTCACTTCAATTCCTGAATTGCAAGAAGAAACGGAAAAAGTCGTTGGACAATTGACACAAGCATGGTGGTTGACGCCAAACGAAAAACGAATTGCGATGTCTTACGGTCAAGATGAAGACACGCCCGCGCTTGATGATTACTACATTCCGGCGAACCTTATTCCAACAGAAAACGTTGGTGTTGATATGCCCGACCCTGACCCTATTGAAGACCCGAAAGACGACAAGCCAATTGACGAAATGGTCAAGCTATTCAAGGCGCTTGTTCCAGGAATGACCGACGTATTCACAACGGTTGAAGAAGCCGAAGCGCGTGCGGTTGAACTTGGCGGAAGCGGTTCGCACGAACATTCATTTGACGGCGAAGTTGTGTTCATGCCTTTTGATTCACATGAAGAATATCAAGCCGCGATTCAAGCGCAAAAAAAATATGAAGAAGAAGAAGAAGAAAAACAGATTTCAGCGCGATTGAAAGCTGCCCTTGAAAAGAAGGTTGAAGAACACAACGACGAAGTTGACAACAACCCTGACAAATCAACTGACGTTGACACGTTGTTTGAAGTTTATGAACGCGGGATTGGCGCGTACAGAACCAACCCGCAATCGGTTCGACCGAATGTTTCTTCACCCCAGCAATGGGCAATCGCGCGTGTAAATTCTTATTTGTTTGCACTTAGAAACGGAAAGTTTCGTTCAGGAAAACACGACACGGATTTATTGCCAGAGGGACACCCAATGTCGTCAAAAGAAGAAGAAAAAAACGGGGACACGTTTGATAATTACCCACAAAGCGCAACCAACAACGCAAAACGAATGATTGAGTGGCGCGAAAAATACGGTGACGAAGTACGCGCTGGAACGCCAACTGGCTGGCGACGTGCATCAATGATTGCAAGCCGTGCGCCCTTGACAATTGACATGCTTAAAAGAATCAATTCATTTTTTTCACGTCATGAAGGCAACGAAAAAATCGCGGAACAATACAAAGAAACACCATGGAAGGACAACGGCTTTGTTGCATGGAATCTTTGGGGCGGGACTTCAATGCGTAATTGGGTCAAAGAAACATTGTCCAAATTAGAAAACGACTAAAATGAAAGAACTATCAAAACAAACTAAATTCAATATGTCAATCGAAACAATGATTTCGTTGGCGGGGGGACTTATTATCGCAACGGGTTTTTATTGGAATTTAAAAGCACAAATAAATGAAGCAATGTTGCAACCCGTTCCCACAATAAGTCGTGAAGAATTCGACATGAAAGACAACATGATTCGGAATGAAGTCATGAGCAACCGGGAATTGATTGAAAAAAACTTTGAAAAACTTGAAATCATTGAAGCACGTTTGTATGAATTAAAAACCAACTAAAATGAAAACTTTGTTGCTTGTATTATTGGCTTTGTTTGTTCCTATCAAATCAGTTCATGCGCCAATTGAATACAACGACATAACAGTTTTACAAATCAACGCCCGTTGGAATCAAAATAAAACAATCAACCTGAATGGATTGATTGGTTGCGAAGTTCAATTTGCGTGGTTGGAAAATCAAAGCGACAAAATAAAATCGGAAATTCAAACCGTTCCAACAATTGTTGTTTATAAAGATTCAAGACCGGTTCGACAATGGGCGGCGGATTTGTCATTTTCACTTGACATTGATGTAAACGAAATACAAAATTTCATTGATAAAATAAGATAAAATGAACATTCAAAAAGATAAAGAATTTCGAGGGTATGTTGGGGCGGGAATTATTTTTTTCCTTGTCATCGGACTTTTGTTGTTTCTTAGTTTTTACGAAGTCCCACAATCAAACAACGACATTTTCAAAGTGATTGTTGGAATGCTTGTCGGTTCGTTGTCTTTGGTGATTGCAACTTTTGTTGGCAAAGACCCTGAAGAAGTTTCTAAAATGAAAGCGAAAAACGAAAGTTTGGAAAAACAAGTTGCGCAAATCATTGACGAAAAAGACAAAATTGAAAAAACTTTGCGCGACTTACAAACCGAAGTGATTGAAAAACTTTCCATTTCGGGCGTGAACTTTGAATTCAAAAACATAAAAAAATAAGATGCCAGCATTTAGGGAAAAAGAAATTGTCAAAAAAGATTTCGTTGACGATTGGCGTTCGGCGTTTTCAAAGCGACTTGGACGTGCTGAAAACCGCCTTGTCGCGCGTTTGAAGCGTTTCTACAAGCGAAACTATTTTCAAGCGATTGACACCTTCATTCAAACAAACAACATTCAAACTGAAGGGATTTTCAAAACCGACGATTGGACAAACATTTACATTTCAATTTATACTGACATCGGTTTGGACTTTGCGAAATGGTATGCAAACAACTTTCGGCGGTATATTCCAAAAGCATTTGATTCGGAAAAACTTGAAGACGTGTTTCAACAAGCGTTTAAATTGTACGCCTTAGAACATGCCGGAACGCAAATTGAATTGGTAAAGGGAACGGCACTTGAAACACTAAAAAAAATATTACAAAGACGATTGCAAGACCCTGAATTCAATTCACTTGGTGAACGTGAACGCGCTAGGATATTGCGTTCAGAGTTCACACGATATTCAGATTTCCAAGCGCGTCGTTTGGTTCGTACTGAAGCGACAAACGCGGCAAACCTTGGCGTTGAAAAAGGCGCAACAACTTTGTTTCCGCCTGACCAATTAAACAAACGTTGGATAACTGCGCGCGACGGTCGTGTTCGTTCTTTTTTTAATGGCGACAAAGCCGACCACGTTCAAATGGAATCACACCCAGACATTCCTTTTGACGGGTTTTTTAATGTCCCAAGTGAATTTGTAAGTGATAAAATGCGACGCCCCGGTGACCCTTCAGGTTCGGCGGCAAATCGAATCAATTGTCGTTGCGGTATTATTCCAATTCCGGTTGAAGGTGCGCAAGCGCGTGAAGGATTGACGGGTGTTGGTGTTGGCTTGTCCGGTGCGGGAACGTCGTCAATTGTCTAAATTAAAAATTTGTAAATTTGTAAAAAATAAAAATATGTCTATTTTATATAAGACCGCACCCGTTGGGGAATTGCTTGACGCCGATGAAAAGGCGGGCATTGTCAAGGGTTACGGTTCATATTTTGGAAATAAAGATTCCGACAACGACGTGATTGTCAAAGGCGCGTATAAAAAAACCATTGAAGAAAACGGCGAACGTGTCAAATACATATATCAACACGACATGTTCAAACCAATCGGAAAAATGGTTGAACTATATGAAGACGACAAGGGACTTGTTTTCGTTGCCGAGGTTGCCAAAACGCAACTTGGAATGGACACGATTGAACTTATGAAAGCTGGCGTCATCACCGAAAATTCGGTTGGAATCATGCCAATACAAAAACAACAAAAAGGGGACATTCGCGAAATATCAGAGGTTAAACTTTACGAAATAAGCGCGGTCACAATTGCCGCCAATGACCAGGCGAAAATCCTTGATGTAAAAAATGAAACGTTGACAAAGCAACATTGTGAACGTTTTGAAAAACTTGCCAAGCTAATACGCAAAGGCAATATATCGGACGAAATGGGATTATCCATTGAAGCCGAACTATTAAAGCTAAAATCATTGTTTGAACAATTCACAACGCCGGTTGAAGAAACCACGTTGCCGAAAAACGCGGTTGATGCTGACGAACCTTTTAATTATATGTTAAACCTTTTCCAAAAAATTTAATCATGGAAGAAAACACAAAAAATCAAATTGACGCGATTGCAAAAGAAATCGAAGTCAAATTTGAAAACGTTGCGTCAACTAACAAAGACGAATTCAACGCGTTGACTGAAAAATTCAACGAACTGAATTCAAGAATTGACGCCCAAGAAGTAGCGACTAAAAAATTCAATGAAAGTCGTGAACCAAAATCATTCAAGAATACACTAATAAAAGCAATTTCAGAAGGTGCGATTGACGCCCTTAAAAATGGAAATGCCCGTTCAGCTAAATTCGAAATCAAAGCGGACATGACAACTGGTGCGGATTTTACCGGCGAAGTCATTCCAGCGGATAGAGTTGCGGGATATAAGTTTGACCCAACGCGTTCAACGCATGTTCGTCAACTTATTCCAACGGGTTCAACTGCGTCTGACGTAGTTCGTTTCGTAAAAGAAAGCGGATATTCAAACGGTGCAGCTGCAACGTCTGAAGGTTCGACCCTTACTCAATCGGATTTCGACATGACTGCAAGTGATGCAAACGTTCAGAAAATTGGAACGTACTTCAGAATTTCAGAAGAAATGCTTGCCGATACGCCACAATTGACAAGCTATTTGTCAGCGCGTGCGCCTGAAAAACTTTTGGAAGTTGAAGACACACAAATTCTAAGCGGAACCGGAGTTGCCCCACAATTAAGTGGTATCATCACCGATTCAACTGACTTTGCGGCGGGTGGTTTTGCCAACGCTATCGAAAGCGCAAATGAATTTGACGTTCTTACGGTTGCAATGAACCAATTGTCACTTTCAAACTATCAAGCAAATTATATCATGATTAATCCGACGGATTTCCACAAGATATTGTTGCTTAAAGATTCAAACAACAACTATTTGAAAGACCAATGGTATCAAGGTTTGGAACCAAGAATCAACGGCGTTCCCGTAGTTCTTTCAACTGCAATCACTTCCGACAAGTATTTAATCGGAAACTTCAGCGTTGGAACACAACTTTGGGTTCGTGACAATGTTTCTGTTGAATTCTTCAGAGAAGACGGAACCAATGTCCGCGATGGATTCGTAACGTGCCGCGTCATGGAACGCGTTGCGCTTACCAACTACTTACCAAACGCATTTGTAAACGGTGATTTCAGCGTTGACAAAGCCGCGCTTGAAACTTCTTAATCAATAAGAAAATAGACCATAAAAGGGGCGCATTTGTGTCCCTTTTTTTTGTGTCCTATATTCGTAGAAATAAAAAATTTTACTTTTTTTTTAAAAAATATTTGGTATTTAAAAAAATTGTTTTATCTTTGAGGTATCAAACAATGAAA